GTAGAGACCACCTTATCTAGTCCGACGTATCATGATTATATAGAACAATATATATAATCAGTGGAACGTCCGCCATACTAGGTATAAGTGACCAATTCTACCAGCTCACCTTAACGTAGGGAGCTCGATCTTATTGTCAAAAGAGAGAAGTACCTTTTTCTCCGGGTTCAGGGATTAAAGACTAAAAGCAAGTCAGTAGGCCGTTTAAATTTATATACTTAAACATTACAGGATATCATATAATCAATCCTTACCTAGTTGTTCGCTTCTAGACTTATTTCTAAATCCCCCCTTTCAACAACCTAACCCTCGGTATTGCCAATATAATGCCGAATGAGTATAAACATCTAACGTCACAATGGACTATGTTACTCTCAATCTAACACTATCACCAACTTAACCGGCCGAAACCCAATTTATTTATTGAGTTTACGGAAGATCTTTCCAACGCCCATCACCATATCATCTCTTAGCCCGTTTTTCTCTAAGGAAAAACCATCAAAGGAGCTAAGAGGCACCATTTCACTATTTCTATCTTTTACTGAGATTCTCTGAACCCACCGTTTAGCTTTCTTAAGTTCTTTACAATAAGTTCTTTCAGCTTGAACGGCATGTCCAATCCTCTTCTGTTCTATTTCGCTGTACTTTTTCTTAACGAATCTAAGATTCTTCTCAAATTTCTTTGAGAGTCTATCTTTTTCTTTTGCATCCGTACATTGGAAGATTTTTTTATAAAGGTCATAATTTTGTTTTGACCCTTTATCTTTTGCGTATAGAATACTCTTCGCGACTTCAATTGTTCGTTGTCGTATTGCAGAGTTGAGGAAGGAGGGGGTGAGAGAAGGAGTTTTAAAGTAGGCCTGATCTGTTGTTTGTAAACAATTAGTTTTGTCGTCATTTCGGACGAGTTTTGGTTTAACCAATTCTAGTTCATTTTGTTCACAAATCTGATCAAAATAACAATTAGCCATACGATCATTTTCTTTCTTAATTGAGTCGTCAGTCAAATCACGATATTTAGTAAACTGCTGTTTAGCTACTATGATTTGAGGTAAGGTGGGGTCTTTACCAAAGGGTAAACCCAAACCACCAAATAGGCGTGGGAGCTTCCATGGACGCACAGACTTTGAAAGTTTGTCATGCATATGATGTTCGAAAACCTCATAGCAACGAGCTTTCTGCTCTGTGGACGCTACTCTAATACACTCTTCAAGCTGGTCACAAGTAGAACCAAGCGAAGTAAGAACTTCACCAGTTTTACCTAAAACCTTAGATTGACCTTTTATTAATCCAGGATTAACAACAAATAATTCCTTAAAGTTAGAAACTCTAAAAAAATCACCGTCATTATCCAGTGGCTCCTTTTCACCAAAGTAATTAGTTGAATTAATGTTGACGAACTCGTCAGAACAATAATTCTTACCAGGTGAAAGAGAGAGGCCGGCTGCAGCACAAACCACAGCCCACGTATCATAATGAAAAGGGTTAGAAAGGAAAGAAGTATCATCCCCATTAAAAAGAGGACAATACGATCCAATAATTTCGCCCCAAGGGAGACAACGGTCTTCAAAAACCTCACAAGCAACCCATAACATAGCAGCATTGCATATGTTAAGAACTGGAAAACTTGTGGGAGATCCCATTAATTGTCCCCACTCCTGAATGACTCGATCCCGAAATTCAGGATAGTCGTTAAAGAAAAGACCGCACGAGCCAACGTCATACTCTATAGAATGACCTGATAAAGTTAAATCAAGAACTTTTATCCAAAGATCTTGAAAACTCTTATTCTCTCTCAGTGCGTCAATAAATGTCCAGGGTATATCTGGATGCATGTTATCTGTTGCGTCTTTATAGTCTCCTGCTACAAAAAATACTTTATGTTTCGTAGTTAGCCAAGAACCATTTTGAGAATCTTCTATGAACCTTTTTAGGGATGTTAATATAGTATTATTATATATTTTATTAATATCATCCACATTATGTCTCTCTCCGATAAAACGGAAAGGACCATTCGGATCACGCAGCTGTCCATGAAGGACAGATTGAATGAGTCTACCCATTTGATATACAAAACCTTCGCCCATAGTAACTCCTCTAACTTTAAAAGGTTCGAGGACCATACTATAGCGACACTTTGTACGAACATTATTATCATATCTTTTGTTGATATTATAATTAAG